ATTGTGCCACCCAAAAATTCTCACTTGGCATCTTCCTATTGCTAGTGGATCAACTCGGTTTTCAACCGCACCAATCCACCAGGTAAACCCGTCTTTACCAACGAAATTTGTATTTTCTTGCATTAACATTATCTATATTTAGACCTATCCAAAGAGCTATCAGTTGCGGGTAAAATTCCTGTTTTTATTGAATCTGTGGCCAGTTCACAATATGTTTGATGTTTTGTGGGATTAATCATATGTCTTGTTGACACAATTAAATATTTTCCGGAAACTGACTTATCATTTTCTTCAGTAACATCAGATACCAATGAAAAAGAATGTGCATCTACATTCAATACAAATCCAGAAGATATGAAAAAATTACCAGGTAAAGAAACTGTCATTTTTCTTTGTAGTAAATTATTCATTATAGCTTTTCTTTGTGGAATATATTTGTGTGTTTCATCAATCAATAAAGATTTATCAGTATCATTTTCTTTAATATAACCTTGGAGATTTCTGTATAATTGAAATGGATATAAACTCACTTTAGAAAAGGGCATATATGATGCATCTTTACCTTCTCTATTTTTCGATATGAAAATGTTTGCAAATTCGTTTAAGTGTTTGCCTTTGTAGTGATTACCATGTCCTAAATTAGTTTCAATCAAACTTCTTGTTAAAATATCAAACCCAACAAATCTATTTGAATAGTATCCGTTTCTTGTACTATCCAAAATATCAAAAGAAGTGTTTATACTATATTCTCTTACACCTAAAAATTCAGTTGCAATTTCAGTTGTTAAGTTTTTTGTTGAAAAATTAATAGTAGAGATACTTTGTTCAGAAAATAATTTGTTCAAAGTAACAAAATTGAATCCTAATTTGTTTTCAAAAAACAAATAATCAGCTGTATCATTTTCACTAACACTTCTTTTTACCAACCAATTCATCGTGTCAATTGGTGACAACAAAGGTACAACAACATTATGAATACCCTTAGATGATTCGAAAAAACCTATTTTATTTGTTGGTACTTTTAAATAATCAATCAAAACAGAAGAGGCTATGTTTGAATATTGACCAGTATATGATTGACTAATTTTTTGTTGTTCTGAATAAATCATTTCTTCAGAAACAAAGTGTAAAATAAAAACTTCGGAATTTTGATTTACGTTTGTTCTATCAGATTGTTTGTAAATCCTAAAAGTCTTTTTTAAATTTGTTTCTGGTGCATTTTTGTCTTTTACAATATCAATATCAATAAATTCACTGCCGTCAAACATAAGTCTATTTGACAGTCCAACAGAATCTTTAATTAAAATATTTCCAGACATACATGGAACAAAAACACTATCAAAAATGTTCAATTCTTCAAATATAGCACTCACATCAATTGGTCCATATTTGGAGTTAATTACCAATTTGTTTATTTCAAATTGGGTTGACTGACTAATAACAAGAGACATTATGCAATAACTCGTCTAAATTCTTGTTCTACATTACGAACAAATTCTGGTTTTAAAAGTTTTATTTTTCTTTTTGAGTCATTTAATTCGATTTCATAATCATAATAAGATTGTGTCTCTTTAGAAATTTCAATTTTAAGAGATTGAGAATCTGGTAGAGTAATTGTATTTGTAGAATTAACGAACACATTATAAGTGTTTGCATCCACTTCAAATTTATCTATGGTGATAGTGTTTGTACTTAATATTGTTCTTTTTTGAATTTTATAATATGCATGAATTTGACTTTTAGCCCAATTGGATCCTAATTGAGCACCAGAAAATTCTTTATACTTTTCATTCATAAATTTAATTAGTGTGTCATATTGCATTGGCCAATCAAATTGTGGATCAATAATACCATTGAATAATAATACAATCCAATGTCTTTCTGAATCATCATAATATTTTTTAGCAATAATTTCTGGAGTATCACCGTCTTTTATATCATATTCATAGGCAACAGCAGAGTTTTCTTTAAAGTTTTCTTCAAAATTAAAACGTGAAGTTATATTATTAACCACATCCACATTTTTTGAATCTAATGTGTATAGGGTTTGTGGAAAAAAATTGAAATATTTTGACATAATTTTATCCTATGTTGTCAGGAATTCCAACCGCATCATTAATAGTTTTAGAGAAATCTATTTTACTTGCAGTATCATAATTTAATTTATCTTCTATTTTGTATGAATTCTTAGTTCGTATTTCAGTTTCTTTAAATTGTAGTGATAATTGAATTGCAACTGGCATACCTGTTCCGCCTAATTTGCCAGGTTGATTTGGAACCTCATATGCAGAGAAACCATTTGGAGCATAGTTAACATTTATAGTTTCTAAAACACAAATACCTATTTTTTGAATGTTTGGATTTTCTGTACCCCTATAGAAGAATCTGATATCAAATTCTGAAGGAGGTATTAAAAAATATCCATTTGTTGATTTTTGTGATTCTGGTGCTTGATGAAATCTCAATGTTCTAATTATATCCTGAACTTCTTTACCTTCTTTTTGTGACCTAGGATAAAACATAAAGTCAAATCTGAATGTTCTAAAATCTGGTGCAGAATATATCATTTCAATCATTGGATTCTGCACAGTTCCTGTAGCCGCTGCAAATGCAATTTGACCAGCACCACCCGCTTGTTTGGCCGCATAGTTTGCAATAAATGGGCTCATATTATTACCAAATACATAACCCTTATCTCTAGCACTAAGATTTTTGTCCATTAGTGCGTCTACTGTTGATTTTCCAGCGGCACCACCAAAAGCTGCAATATTACCAGCAAGAGAATCAGTCATACTAGGTGTTGAATAATGTTGAGTAAAATCAAAATTCAAAGTGTCTGGCATATAAAGTGCTATTGAGCTTCTTATTTTAGTTGTTGCTCGAACACTGCCTATTTTTAATCTGTCATATGATTTCTTTAAAAAATCACCAGAACCTTCTCCAACACCAACAGCAAATTGTCCACCTGGTGTATTAATAGCTGATTGTGTTAGTGATGCATTTTTTAAAAAATTAATAGCGCCAGTAAGTGCTGGCGGAAGAACTTTTTGTACTTCACTAGAAACATTACCTATAAGATTTGTTACTCCAGAAATAAGCTGTTGAGTGCCAGCATCATTTCCAAACTTAGCTCCTTGAGTACCAACTGATGAACCTGCAAATTGAGTTTCACTCTGTTCAAGGACTTGAATTATCATATAGTGACCCTTATCAGATGAGCCTAAATCGGAGGGATATCTAAAAGTGGATATGCCATAATCATTTTCACCTAATGACGATAAGGGACCTGTTGGCTGGCCCGAAGCTTGGACGCTTATGTCTGAGAGAAAGCTTAATAATCCTGCCATTTATGATCCTTTTAATTTACTAGATATATTTATCATACATAAGAGATACTGAGACTATTTATGTCATACCACAAAGGAATCTTTCACTCTAAAAATCCAAAGAAATATAATGGTAATGCGGATAACATCGTCTATCGTTCTTCATGGGAGTTTAGGGTAATGAAGTGGTTAGATGATAACCCAAATGTTCTCTGGTGGGCATCGGAAGAATTGCCGATACCATACAAGTCTCCTATCGACCAAAAAGTGCATCGTTATTTTCCAGATTTCATCGTCAGGATCAAACGGAAAGATGGTCAGGAGACTACGATGATACTAGAGATAAAGCCAGAGTCACAGACGAAACAACCTGTGCGGAGACGTAAAACGGCACGCTTTATCCAAGAGTCGGCAACATATGCCGTGAATCAAGAAAAGTGGAGAGCTGCCGATTTGTTTTGTAAAGAACATGGTTGGCAATTCAAAGTCTTAACCGAAAAAGACTTAGGCATATGAGATAAATAGAAGATGGCAAAATTACTTGACAGAATTAAAACATCACTTGCAAAAGAAGGTTTGACACCTAGAACCAATGCTTCTAGGGCATGGTTGCGAGCAAAAGTTAAAGACTTGAAACCTACCTCATCTGCATTGATGAATGACAGAAATAGACTTAAAACTACATCCATGATTGGAAAAATGTATTTTTATTTTTATGACCCAAAGACAAAAGATAGTATGCCATACTATGACCAATTTCCTTTGGTCATTCCAATTGAAAAGTATAATGATGGATTTTTAGGTCTCAATCTTCA